AGGGGGTTGATGCTGAGCTCCAGTTTGGGGGTGGTTATTCCCCAAACAAGTATCAACCCCCTTGTTTCAGATGCTAAAGTGGATCGCTAAGATTCCCGCGATCCATGATGCATCCTGCTGAGATCTGTAACCAGGATCCCAGCCGTCCAGGTAACCTTGCGGTAACCTAGACCGACGAGTCCTAACGATAGGCATTTTACTGCTTCTCGGAAGGTAGAACAAACTCTCGTCGCCGACCTTGTAGATGTACTTATGGGTCTGTTTGAAAAGACCCGGGGCCTCGTAAGCGTATGCGTCCGGTTTAATGGGCGCAACGCTCATGTACCCCCCACACACGAGCGGCATTGCAAAACACTCAGCCTCTTTTGGAAGCTGGTGCTGCAACTTCGTAAGCGTGAGATAAGTATACCTACGCGGACACCCTGTAGTTAAAATCCCTTGGTCGGGATTCAACCACTCGGGTACGAGGTGGGGCTTGCCATCTATATATGACCGAAGTAGCGTAAAAGTCTTGTGCATGAGAATTCCTTCTCGAGCACTCCACTGCGCTAATTGGTTGATAACAACATAGATGTCGGGTTCCACAGCGAGTGACTTAGCATAGAAAGGAGTAACATCTACCCCGTTTAGATAGTCACCACCGCAGGACTCGCGAAAGGCACCTGCACTGAAGGATTTGTCTAGATTAACGACTAATCCCGCCTTTGTCAAGACATCTACAAAACCTTCGTACTCGTGCGTAGGGATAATAATATCATCCCCAAACACGCAAGTGTCGGCCCAGTTAACAAACAAATTCGGGCCTCCACGCGTACAACGGAATCCGTAGATCAGAGCCACGATTAGCAGCGTCATGAGAGGGAAAGTGAAACCATTCCCCATTGTGCTAATCATATGTAGCTCTACTTGTACACCGCCGTCAGCCGATTTACCATCTCGGTTAACTGTAATAGTGGGCGACCTGAGCTTTATTAACAGGTCAAACCACTCACGCGGCATAAGGGCACGTACAAGATCGATGCTGATCATATCGCTAGCAGATTTCAGGTCAAGGGTAGCAACACTCCCATCACTTGATCCGCGCTTGGCCATCTCCATGTTCTTTGGAGATTGGTTGCGAATGTCCAGCCCGATATAGCGTAAGGCACCTTCGAGATACATGCCTGCAGCAAGCTGCAGACACATGTTCCCAGAGGGCTCTATGGCTATTGTACGTTCAGTGTCCTCGTTTTTCGGTACGGTTGTTAGTCGCGAACCGTCGACTACAGTAGTGCCCGAAACTCCTTTACGGCCATCCCTGGCCAAGAAGTAAGGGTTCATACTACGTAGTTTACGAACCAACGGTTCACACAGAGCAGTGCAAGTCATATCCTGCCAGATCTTATCAGCTGCATGCGTACCCCTGATGCCATTACTAGCACCGGGGCCGTATCGCCAATTAGACCACAGGAACGACATCTCGAGAGGTGTTTGTACAGCCTCTGCATCCCAGGAAGTAGTATAACGCTCTAAAACAGTAGTAATATATAAACGAGCGTTATTAACTATCCTTGGATCGAGAACAAGGCTCGGCGGGGTCTCATTTTGTAAGACCCGCACTCGTTCGTTGACAAGTAGAAAATCGTCAACGGCCTTGCCTCGAAGATCTTCTCTAAGGAAGCGCGCTCTTTTACGAGCGCGTTGCACCTGACGTGAAACCGCGAATGACTGCGGTTCCACGGCAAGAAGCTCTTCTAACATCGTGTTGAAGAACGTCGT